TTTGATGATGCTGGAAGAGCTGAAAGATTTATTAAAGCTCCTAATAATAGAAATGTACCATCAATGTATCAGCTAATTGAAACAAGCTATTTAAAAAGTGAGCATGGCTACTATGATAAAACATTAAAACTAAGAGCAACGCCAAGACAAATGACTAATTATGGTTTAGCAATAGATCTATTGTTAATGGTTCAGGACTTATCGGAAGATCCTATGTTAGATAGAAAGATTTTATGGTTAAGAGCTAAAAGAAATAGTTACTCCAGGATTGGCAAGTATTTAGTTTATCATCGAACAACTATTAAACGAATGTATGATACTATCTTGGATAAGCTAACAAATAAAATTATTAAGGATTGTCTTGACATATACGACAGAAAATTTATTTAATTACATTATCCTCAAAATAAAATTAAAAAAAATCAATATTATAAAATCTTAGAGACTAGACAAATAAGCGAGCATTGTTAAAATAAAAAGGTATTGCTTTTAAAACAGTATTGCTAAGTTCTGTTTTAATATTTTCTTTTTCTCTTTTTTCTTTTTTCATACAGAATAATCTTGGTTAATAATTTCAAACAGCAATGAGATATAAGTTTAGACTGCAATGTGAAACATTAACTAAGCAAGGCAAAAGACCTTGTAATGCTCCAGGTATAATGATGAAGAATGGCAGAATAAGATGCAAAGTCCATGGAGGCTATTCAAGCGGTCCTAAGACCGCTGAAGGTAAGAAAAGATCAATACAAAATATTATTAAATACAATGAGCAAAGAGCTAGTAATAACAGACAAGATAACTGATAAGATTTGCCAAGAATTAATGCATGGTGTTCCACTTGCTAGACTTGCAAGAGCTAAGGATATGCCAGGCTTAACTAGAATTTATAAAGAGATTGGTAAAGATAAAAACTTTCTTGCTAGAATAAATGAAGCAAGAAGAATTGGTGCTCAAACTTATATTGAGAATGCAATGGATGAGTTGGAGAATGCTGACAATCGAAACATTATGATTGTTAGAGAGAAAGTACAGTTAGCCAAGTGGTTAGCTTCTAAGTTAATTCCAGTTTATGGAGATAAGCAAGAGATTAAACAAGAGACTAAGATAGAGATAGCTTGGTCTAATAATAAAGATGATGTAGTTGATGTAACTCCTGATGATGTTGAGGTCGGTATTACTGAGGCAGCGAAAAGTTAGATCTTGCGTCATGAGGTTTAGTAAAAAGTAATTCACTATAACTGCACTGCCTGGTTTTATTTTTATTGTTTTATTTACCAAGAGTAGTTTATTGATCATCAATAGAAGTCAAAATTCTGAGCAAAGTAATTGAAAAAAAGTTAAGGATACCACACCACAAAAAATGGCCTGGCTCTCTTATACGATTAATTATAGGTCAAACACACAGACACAAACACATGAACAAAGACAATAAGAAAAAGTTTCTACCAGATAAATATGAAAATGTATCTGCATATAGCTTTACAACATATAACAATGAATTAGTTATTAGCTTTGATGGATTTCAAAATCAAGCAGATATTATAGAATTTGCTGACTTTGTATTTGCCAAGATAAAAATGAGGTATTGGCATTCCGAGAATGTTCCAACATTTCATTAATGAAAATTACAATACCATATACGCCAAGGAAGCAACAAGCTTTCGTGCATGAGAATATAGAAAAGTTTAGATATAGTTTGCTCTGTTGTCATAGAAGATTTGGCAAAACTGTTATGTGCATTAATCATCTGATTAAAAAGGCCATGACAAACAAACATCATAATCCAAGGTTTGCTTATATAGCTCCTACTTATGGCCAGGCAAAGAAGATCGCATTTGATTATTTAAAATATTATACAAAAGAAATTCCTGGAACTAAATACAACGAAACAGAACTTAGATGTGATTTAGTGAATGGTGCAAGAATAATGCTCTTGTCATCTGAAAATCCAGATAGCATTAGAGGAATTTATTTAGATGGCTGCATCATTGATGAGACTGCACAAATTAATCCAGCTCTTATTAATGAAGTTATAACACCAGCATTGTCAGACCGAAAAGGATTTATGATCCTGGTTGGAACACCAAAAGGTATGGCCAATCTGTTTTATGATTATTATCAAAAAGCACAATCTGATCCTAAATGGTTTTTATATAAAGCTAAAGCTAGCGAAACAAAGATAGTTGATAAAGAAGAATTAGATGCAGCTCTTGCTGTGATGGGTGCTCAAAAGTATGAGCAAGAATTTGAATGTTCTTTTATAGGTAATATCCAAGGATCTATCTATGGAGATCTTATGGCCTCTTTGGATGACAAAAAGCAAATAACTAGAGTTCCAATTGATCCTAGTTATCCAATCCATGTTGCTTGGGATCTTGGCTGGAACGACCTCACTGTTTTAATATTCTTTCAACAGATAGGTCATCAAATACATATTGTTGATTATTATGAAAATAACAATCAGGCTTTGCCACATTATGCTCAGGTCATAAAAGAAAAAGATTATGTCATAGGCACTAATTATGGTCCTCATGATTTAGATCAAACAGAATTTGGATCTGGTAAAACCAGACGAGAAGTAGCTTATCAGATGGGGTTAAGATTTAAAGTAGCTCCAAGAATGGCAATTGAAGATGGTATTCATGCAGTAAAGATGTTGCTGCCTAGATGTCTTATAGATGTCGATAACTGCTCAAAATTAATAAATGCTCTTAGACATTATCATAGAAAATTTTCAGATAAGGAAAGAGTTTATAAAATAAAACCAGTTCATGATTGGAGCTCTCATGCAGCAGATGCTTTAAGAACTTTAGCAACTGGATTAAACGAAACAAAAATTGGCCAATCAACAAGGCCACAACAACATGAAACTAACTATAAGGTACTATAACTATGGGATTTCTAAAACCGCCAAAAACTCCAGCTCCTCCTCCAGTAATGTATCCTGAGCCAGATGATACACCAACCTACGAAGATGAGGAAAGAAGAAAAGAGGCTGAAGCAGATGAGAGAAGAAGATTATTAAATAGAAAAGGCAGAAGATCTACAATTCTAACTGGAACTGGCTTAACAGATATTGATGATGAAAATATAGATCAAAAAACTTTATTAGGTGGATAATGTTTGAAGCAATAAAAAAAATTTTTTCTAAAAAAAAAACTAAAACTATTCCTAGCAAGAGAACTTATGTTTTAAAAAAAGAGCATGGAACAGACATTAGTTTTGAAAACGAAATAAAAAAACCTGAAAGTAAACAAACTAAAGAAACTAAATCAACATTAACATTTGGAGTATAAATATGGGTGGACCAAGCGGTGGAGGCGATAGAGATGTTTCTGGAGCAGAAGCGGTAGCAACTGGTGGAACAACTTACAGCTCACGAAAAACAAAAACTGTAAATAAATTAATTGAAAGTAGAAACAGATCTCCTAAAGAAAAAATTGGAAATTTTATAAGAACAAAAACTACAGTTGGTCGAGTTGTTACAGCATTAGAGGAAAAAAATAATTATAAAAGAAGATTAGATTACGCTAAAAAAAAAGGAATAAAAGTAAGAGATAAAAGTAAATCTTTTGTTCTTTCAGATACTTTTAAAACTCAATTAGATGCCAGAGGATATGACGATTATAACAAAGGTTTAATGGGTGGCAATGTTGGTGGACAAGGACCAGATGATAATAATAAATCTATTGAACAGCCAAAAGCTCCACCTCAAATGGATAACACTGAAGTTAAATCTGATTTAATTACAGCTGACAAGACATCTCCTACAACAGCTGAAATGGATGATAGTTACGATAAAGATGAAACTGGTTTAAGAATTAAAAGAAGAGGAAGAAAATCTACTTTGCTTACAAGCAATGTTGGAGACACATCAAAAGCTACATTAAGTAAAAAAGTTTTACTAGGAGGTTAAATGGCAAAACGTGGTTTGTACGCAAATATTCATGCGAAAAGACGAAGAATTAAAGGCGGCTCAAAGGAAAAAATGAGAAAGCCTGGATCTAAAGGAGCTCCCACAAAAGCTAATTTTAGAAGAGCAGCCAAGACTGCAAAAAAAAGAAGAAGAAAATAAATGCAAGCACCTGAATTAAGATCTTTAGCGAAACAGCTCAAAGACAATCTATCTAGGTTAATGGAGAAACGATCTAACTGGGAAAACCATTGGCAAGAAGTTTCTGATTATATGCTACCTAGAAAAGCAGAGATTACAAAAGAACGAGCAAGAGGCGACAAAAGACATACACAAATATTTGATGCAACAGCGATCCATGCTCTTGAACTATTGGCTTCATCTCTGCATGGTATGTTGACGAGTTCAGCTAACAAATGGTTTAGTCTAAGATTTAAAGAATTAGAATTTAATGAAATAGATGAGGCTAAAGAATGGTTAGAAGATGCCACATCAAGAATGTACGATGTAATATCTAAATCAAATTTTCAACAAGAAATATTTGAGTGTTACCATGACTTAATTGCTTTTGGCACTTCATGTTTAATGATTGAAGAAGATAAAGAAGATAACCTACTTTTTTCTGCTAGACATATAAAAGAAGTTTACATCCAAGAAAATAAAAAAGGATTTGTTGATACACTTTACAGAAGATTTAAAATGCCAGCTCAAGCTGTTGCAGATAAATTTGGTTTAGAAAATATTTCTAAAGATGTAATTAATTTAGTTAAAAAAAATCCTTTTGATGATGTTCAGTTAATTCATGTGATAAGACCAAGATATGATTTTGATCCTAAAAAAGAGGACAAACAAAATATGCCTTTTCAATCTATTTACATGGAATATGAAAGCGCACATATAATTTCAATTGGTGGATTTAAAGAAAATCCTTATGTCATTCCAAGATATTTAAAAGCATCAACAGAAGTTTATGGAAGATCTCCAGGCATGAATGCTTTACCTGATGTTAAAGTTTTAAATAAAATGGTAGAGAATAGTTTAAAAGCTGCTGCTAAGCAGATTGATCCTCCTCTACTTATACCTGACGATGGTATGTTAGCTCCTATTAGAATGTCTCCTGGATCATTAAATTATTATAGATCTGGATCAAGAGATAGAATTGAGCCATTAAATATTAATGCCAATAATGCAACAACCATTAATGCTGAAAATCAAAGAAGAGATGCTATAACAAAAATGTTTCATGTCGATCAGTTAGTTGTAACTGAAAATAGAAACATGACAGCAACAGAAGTTTTACAAAGACAAGAAGAAAAAATGAGGATCTTAGGACCAGTCCTAGGAAGATTACAATCTGAATTATTATCTCCATTAATAATTAGAGTATTTAATGTTTTGTTAAGAAAAGGTTTGTTTCAACAAGCACCTGATATTTTATCTCAACAAGAATTAAATATTGAATATGTGTCGCCAATGGCATTAGCGCAAAGATCTCAAGAATTACAATCTATCATGAGAGGATTAGAAATATTTGGATCTTTATCTCAAACAATGCCAGTGATGGATTACATTGATGAAAATGGATTTATAAAACAGATTATAGATATATTAGGTTTACCAGCAAAAATGATTAAATCTGATGATGAAGTAACACAAATAAGAGAAGAGAGAGCTGCTGCGGAAGCTGCTGCTATGGAGCAACAACAACAATTAGCTGAAAGTGAAATTGCTAAAAACGCTGCACCACTAGCAAAGGTAGTTCAAGATGGACCACAATAAAGAAGTACAAAAAAAAGTTAAACAATTACAAGCTGATTACAAAATTACTTTTGGATCAGATGAAGGCCAAAGAGTTTTAGAAGACATCTCTATAAGATGTCATGAAAGATCGACTACTTTCAGTAAAGAAAACAGTCATGAAACAGCATTCTTAGAAGGACAAAGATCAATTTATTTGTTCATCAAAGCAATGCTTAAATCAAATAATAAATAGGTAATAAAATGGAAAATCAGACAACTGAGCAAACAGCTCAATCTGAACAGCCGACAGAAGTTGTTCAGAATACTCAGGCAACTCCTGAAGCTAATGAAACTGTTCTTACAAGTAACGAAGAACAATTAACACAAACTAAACAAACTAATTTTAAAGATTTAATTCCAGAAAATTTTAAGGAAGAAAAATCTTTAGAAAATTTTAACACCATGGAGGACTTTGTAAAAAGTTATCTTCATGCTCAAAAACTTGTTGGAGCTGATAAAATTCCAGTTCCTAATAAGCATGCAACAGATGAGGATTGGAATGAAGTTTTTAAAAAATTGGGTGCACCGAATAGTCCAGAAGATTATAAATATAATCTCAAAGATCAAGAAATGGATACTGGACAGCTACAACAATTTAATGAAACAGCTCATAGATTAGGATTACTTCCTAAACAAGCTGAAGGTCTTATTAAGTTCTATAATGAGATGAATGGTAACATTGCTGCTACTCAAGAAGAAAAAGCAGCTGAAGCTCAACTTGTAACAGAGACTGAACTTAAAAAAGAATTTGGTCCACAATTTGCAAAGAGATTAGATCAAGCTAAAAGACTTGCAGTCAATTCATTAGGACAAGAATTTTTAGAAAATACTTATCTTAATGATGGATCAAGATTA